GTCGGCACGCCTTCCGGTGTTGATGGCCCGCGCGGAATTGAGTTCACTGCGCCAGCAAAGCTGTTTCGGAGCGCCCCGGTATCAACGCCCATCCTGCCCCCTTTGGCTTTCGGGGTTAGCATTTTCTCGGTCAAGTCCTGAGCGGCTTCTTTGAGCGTGGCGGTCATAGCCGCTTCGGCTTTGCGCTGCCATGCCAGCACCTGTTGCTCGAATCTTGAAAGAGCCATCAGCCAAACCCCATTATAGTCTTAGCCACCTGCCCCGCAAAGTTCATCTTGTAGCGTACTACGCAACGGCATTGTATCGTTTCGCCCTCCGGGGCGCCCAGGCTGCTATCCCCTGGCCGCATAAGCTGATAGCCGCCAACGGTAAACGGTTGATCAATCGGCATCTCCTGCCCGTCGGCGGCCGCGTGCGTTGGTCGCGTTTGCGCGTCGCCACTTGCGTCCCAGGCCTTGGTGGCAAACTCCCGTTCAAGCTCTCCGGTTTCGACCGCCTGCCTTATTGCCTCGTCCTGCCCAGCTCTCAAGGCGTTAATGCTCTCAGTGCGGGCGATGGTTTTGGCCCGGTAGCGTAGCGCCCTTGCCTGATACCGACTCACCGCCGCGTCTATCTGTGCCGCCCGCAACGGCTTGCCTGTCTCTACCGCCTTGGCAAATGCGCCGTCCAGTCGCTTGTCCCGAAGCTGCCTTGTCAGATAGTTGGGGTCCAGCGTCTCCAGCTCGCGCCTGGCATTGCGCACCCACTCCGCCTGATTCGATGCCAGACCAATATACCCGCCCGTCCTCTGCTTGGTCACAGGATCAATCCGCCCCACTAGATCCAGCGCAGACGTGCGAGGGCCGACGCCTTCCGCCAGGTTCGCCGTCAGCACAGACCGCACAACCTCCCGAGTCTCGTCGGCAATCTCGACAATGCGGGTTGACGACCAGTTGCGCAGCCATTCCTCGGCACGAGGTGCCCGCACGTTAAACCTCGCCACAAGCGTTCCAGCCTCGACAGGGATGCGCCCAATCTGAGCCGCGCCCGTTGCCCCGCCTTCTTCGTAAGCGGCAATCACGGCGTTTTCAAGCGGCCTAAAGGTGGTTGTGTCAAGTTGCAGCAGATTGACGACGCCTTCGATGTCGCCACGGTTGATAAGCGCGGCAATCTCGGCAATGACCGCCTGATCCTTGACGGACTGGACGGCCTTTCGGAAGGCGCGGAGGACGGCGCGTTCGTTGTCTTTTGCTATTCGGGAGAGGTTAGCCACGCCTACGCCCTCACAAACAACCGAAACACCACCGGCGCCCCGGCAGCGGGCACGCGATCCACGCGGATGATCTGACAGCCTTTGCCGTCAATATCCACGGTGCCCGCCAGATCGAAGCCGGGCTGCACCTGATTGGCTAGGTTATAAGGCAGAAAATACCACTCGTACCAGTTGGTGACACCATCAGCCAAGCCGGTAAAGTCCATCTCCGTCCCGTCCTGGTAGACCACGGTCACATTGCGCAGGGCATCGCCGGGGACGGTCACTTGTAGGTCAGTTGCCTCAATGTACCCCGGCTGCACGTACTGTGCTGAGACGCCCCTCACGGTGGCTTTCAGCTTAACCTTCAGGTTTGCCAGAGGCTCCGGGTTAAACGGGTCTGGCTCGCTCGTGGGCGCTACGTAAGTGACGGCGCCTTGCTGGTATTTGCCAATCAAGCGGCTGGCTGTGGACTGCATCCGCTCATAGAAGTCAGTCATGTGTCACCGTTACATTATGTTACAATAAAAAGCTAACGCTCATCTACGGTTTAGTGTTTCAATGCTCTCGAACCCAATCAAACGGAGAGCCAAAAATGAGCAAGCATCTTATTAACGCAGTTTCAGGAACCGTCGCGCCTCCTTGTGACCAGCTCAACTGTCGCCACCGGGCAGAGTGCGCAAAAGGAAAAGCCTGTACCCTGTTCCAAGCCTATCTTAGCATGCCTGCCGCTGCCCGCATCGATTACAAGGTCAGAATGAAGCATGACCCGGAAGGCATGCTTTCAAGAATGATTCCCAGCAAATCAATCTACAAAAAAATCTTCTCAGAGGACTGACTTGCTGCGCCCTTCGTGGCGCTCACCCCCTCGCAATGCTAAACGTATTCCCACCAGCACTACCCAAATAAGGCCGCAACAACGCCGCCAACTGAGGATAGTAGGTTGACTGCCTGCCGGTGTCGCTGTAGCTCACAGATACGGCTCCGGCTACGCTCTCGGACAACACGCGCTGGCCCTGCGGGGCTAGCAGGTCTTCGCCTGAGTCGATCAGGACGGCCGCCACCATCTGAGCGGTTTTGATAGCAGCAGGAACAGTAGTTTCGCCATTGCGCGGAAACTGCAAATCTTGAGTATGGTCAGTCTTGCTACCGCTGAACGGCTGCACTTCCAGCCAGTCCATTGCCTTAATCAGCAAAACGTCAGGCGCACCTGTGAGCGTAATGCCTCTGTCCGTTGCGTATGTCGTCAGCTCTGCCTCAGTGACGTAGCTGTTGGTGCCTACTGTGATGGTTGCCATTCCCATAACCCCGTTTAATTTTCGCTCAGTATAGCAACAAAAAAGCCCCGCATATAGCAGGGCTCCTTTGCAGCCTTTCGGCTTAGTCTTCGTCTTTCTTGGCAGGCCGTCCGCGCTTTGCTTGCTCGGGTTCGGCCTTTGGGTTTTTGGACAGGGACTCAATCAGGCTCTCGTCTTCCGTCTGGATAACGCCGCCCTTTGAATGAATCACCTGTCCCTTGTGAACTACGCTGTAGCCTTCAGGGACAGTGAATTTCACGCCAACCTCCTATCATGTCAGACCGTACAGGCGGCCCATGTGGGTTTTGCTCTGGCGGATCTCCATGGCAAAGTCACCGATGATGCGAGTCCGCTGGCCGTCTTGGCCGTTCTGGGTCGCGTCCACGGTGCGCCATGCGCCGCTGGCCTCGGCATTGCCGGATGCCATCGGGACCACGCTGATCATGCCAGCATCGAAGATTACCAGCTCGTCGTCTGCCAGGTTGGTATCAACCACGATGCGGTTAACGTTGCCAACCAGCGGCAGGTCGGACGGTAGCATCATCAGGCTGCCCTCGTCAGCAGCCCACTCTTGCAGCCGCTGGGAGTTGTAGTTAGCCGCTACCAGTGCGGACAGCGCGCGGGCCTGCTTGATGCCTACGGCGATGGTGTTAGCCGTACCGCCACGAGACACGATCTCGGCGTTGATGGCGTTGATCTTGTCCAGGGTCAGGGCGCCAGCGCCGTCAGTGTTAATTGCGCCGGTCTGATCCAGGTAATACCGCAGGCCGCCGGTGTAGGTCACGGTTTCACCGCCAATGGTGGCGGTTGCTTTGCGGCCACGAACCAGCGCCCTGTCCATCTGGATAGTCAGTTGTCGGATACGCTCGGACACCTGGAACGCCAGGTCGTTGGTGTTGCCGAACTGGATGGTAGCCAGCGCGCGGCGGCTGAACTCAACGGCGGCGTCCATGGTCTGGAAGAAGTTCTCGACCGGATCAGGTTGGAAAATGCCGTCGTTCTGTGCCAGCGAGTTTTCCTCGCGGCCAACAGAGTCAATGGTCAGCTCGGTTCCGGACGCGATGTCGGCAGCGGTAGTGCCTCCAAAGCCGCGGGTCACGGTCAGGTCGTTGCCAGACACGGCAGTGACCAGCAGCACCTCATCGGAACCTTTCGGGCTGACAGTCATGCCTGCGCGGAACTTGGTGCCGTCAGCCACCGATACGGTAGTGGCGGCGGCCAGGGCCGCAGCAGTGGTCTCGGAACTGGTCGCGTCAACGCGCATATCCAGCCAGCCCATCTTGTAGCCTTCAAACGCGGCGCGCGGTGCGCCCATGCTGACGGCTTGCAGGATGCCGGTGCGGTTGGAGCGCGCAATCTCAAACGCTTCGTTAATGACCTTGTCGTTCAGCAGTGCGGACAGGTCGGGGGAGTTAATAGGCATATGTCACCTCGTCAATTCTTGATATGGGCAGTTAGGAAACCGGTCAGGTCTCCCTTTGATTTTGCGGCATCTGCCGCTGCATTACCATCGCCTGCCCCACCGGGGCGACCTGATCCGGTGGCACCGCCACCTGTTGCGCCGCTTCCGTCAGTCAGAAACGGGTAATTCTCCTTGAGGTGTTCGACGATCTTGGCCTGATCGACCTGTACGCCGCCCATCTCGTAAACCACACCGTCTTCGGTGTATCGGGCAAACTTCTGAATCTTTTCGGCCAGCAGCTCCGCCCGCTTTGTGTCTCGCGTCAGCTCGGACGCAATCTTGCCAGTCGCACCCTCTACTGCGCGCTCAGCCTCACGGCGGTCACGATCTTTGATCTCACGGTCAAGGCGTTCCGCCCGTTCCCGCTCAGCCTCATACAGGGACTGAAACTCGCCGTTCTCTTTCTGGCGCTTTTCTTCGGCCAGGCGCTGGGCCTCTTCCAGCTCTTGCGCCCGCTGCTTTGCGGTCTTGGTCTCGTCCAGCAATTTGCTGTGGTGAGACTTCAGCCGGTCAAGCTCGGCCAGTTTTTCCTGAATGTCTTTCGGCAGTTCCGGCGCGGCTTCAGTGGTTGCCGTTTCGGTGGTCTCTACCGATTCAGTGGTTTCGGTCGCTTCTTCGCTCACGGAGCGTCTCCTTTCCCGCACGGCGGGCCAGTGGTTAGGTGTTTTGATTATAAGCCTTTACATCTCGCCGGGCAAACTGTCAACTAAACCGGACGCGGCATCCTCCAGAATCTCGTCATCGGTGCGCGACGGGTCAAGCTGAATTCTGCCTTGCCGGATAGCATACAGCACGTCACGGTCTCCAATGCTGCCAAGCTGGCGGGCCTGCACAACGGCCAGCAAGTCTTGTGCGGATAGTCCGGATTCCCAATAGCTATCATTCATGCGGTACTCGATGTCGTCCTGGTTAACGCCAAGGAATCGGGCGAAGTCCTCAAGAGCGGCCTCGATGCACTCCGAAGCATTGCCAACGACCACGTCAAGGACGCTCGCTTCTGCGCTGGCATTTATGCGGGCGGCTTCTGCGGTCTCTGCCTGCCCGCCACGCTGCACCAGCTGCGCGCCGAGGGCCACCATCTCGGATTCGATGTCTTTTTTGACCTCGCGGTTATAGTCTGTCGATTGTGCCTGCACAACTTCCAGCTTTCCGCCCTTGGTCTTCAGGCCGTGGCGGTTTCCGAAACTGATAGGGCCGGGGTTATGCTGTGCCCACTCATCCAGATCAGTTTCGCCCACGTCCACATGCAACATCGGCTGCGTGCCAACATAGCCGGACTCCATCACGTTAGCCGTGGTCTGGTAATGGGCGATATTGGCACGGGCCACGTCATACAGCGGCGGCATGTCGACGCCCGGAAGATTGTTCTTAGCGCCTGCAATGTGGAGCGGTATATGATCAAAAGGTGCGCCGCCGGCCATGCGCGGAATGTACTCTTCGGTGGACGCCTTACCAAACTGATCATAAATCTGCTGGGTGTAAACGCCGTCACGAAGTCGAAGTACGCGGTAACGCGCCTCCTTTAGGTGGCCAAACTCATCCTCGTCGTTCGCGTCCACATATTCTCGCAACACGGCACGGGTCAGAACCTGGCGGCCTCGGATACCCTCAAAGTGCCAGTTGATCAGGTTCTCGAAATGGTAGGCGGCGATGGTCGGGCGC